CTGGTATTATTAACCAGGATTTTGACTTTACTGGTGTAGATACCGTTAAAGTGTACTCAATCCCAACAACAGCAATGAACGACTACGCGCTTACTGGTAACACTCGTTACGGTACGGCTGCCGAATTGGAAAACAACGTCCAAACGTTGACACTTACTAAAGACCGTTCATTCACTTTCACGATCGACAAACGCTCAGTGCAAGACACTAATGGCGCTATGGAAGCAGGCAAAGCCCTTGCCCGTCAACTTTCAGAAGTGATTATCCCAGAAGTGGATACTTACCGTTTCGGCAAAGTCGTTGCTGGTGCTGATACAGCCAACGTTAAAACTGGCGCAGTAACTAAAAACAACGCGTATGAAGCAGTGCTTGATGGTCAAGTTAAATTGACTGATGCGCTTGTACCAGAAGAAGGACGCAAGCTACACGTATCTCCAGAGTTTTATAAACTCATTAAACTCGATCCATCATTCGTTAAAAACTCTGACCTCGGTCAAGAAGTGGCGTTCAAGGGACAAGTGGGAGCTATCGACGGCTTGCCAGTTATCTTGACGCCTACTTCTCGCTTGCCAGAGAACGTAGCGTTTGTTATCGCGCACCCAATCGCAACTACTTCTCCTGTCAAACTCGAAGACTACAAGATCCACGATAACCCACCAGGAATCAACGGCTACCTTGTAGAAGGTCGTATCCGTTACGATGCCTTTGTCCTTGACAGCAAGAAGAAAGCGATCTACGTTCACAAAACTGCGTAAGAGGTGACCGATGGCAGAAGAAACAAAAACAACTAAAACAGAAGCAGTGACTGAACAGGTTGCGACGGTTTTGGTAAAGGACGATGTAACCTTTACCATCACTGATCCCAATCTAGTATCTGCTTTTTTGACTAGCGGTTACGAGATCAAGGAGTAACGAATGGCGAAATATAAAGCTACTTGTAACTTTCTGATCGAGTCAACAGACCAAAACTTTGACGAGGGCACGGTCTACGAGTTAACGACTGCAGAAGCAGAAGAAATCAACCAAAAGACAAGCCTCACCTTTGGTGAGGAATGGTTGGAACTTGTTTCTGATGGCGAAACCGTGGCCCAAAAGGTGGCCTCTGAATAGGAGGTATCATGGCATACTTAACGCATGATGAATATCGTGAGTTAGGCTTTGACAGTACAAGCGAGTTTGATGATCTACTGAAACGGGCCGAGCTTGCTATTAATCTCTTTATCCGGCATTATTATGACTTCCACGAATTTGACAAAGATCATAAATTTCGCAAAAAGGCAGTTAAAATTGCCACGGCTTACCAGATCCAGTATCTGGAAAGTACGGGCATTTTAACGGCTGAGGATAAGCAGACAATATCAAGTACCACACTAGGACGTACATCGGTGTCCTACGGCTCAAATAATGGCTCTAGAGCGTCTGAAACAGCGTCCGGATATAATCTATCCCTTGATGCTTTTAACGCTCTTAAATCTGCCGGATTCTTGTATAGCGGGGTGGATTATGGTCGTTATTGATAAACGTACACTGGTTGACTCAGTAACCATAGCGAAGCCGACAGGTAAAAAAGACGGGTGGGGGAAAGATGAATTCTCCTACCCTATCCTTTTGAGTCCAGTACGCTTTGACCGTAACTTTGACGGCCCTGGGTCGGTCAATAACCCTTCCGGACAAAAGAACCCGTCATTTAGAGCGCCTGGGGTTATCTTTGTGTACCCTCGCTATTGCAACGTGGAGCTTGATTCGTCATTTAGAAACTCGATTGTAAAGGACGGTGATGATGAATACATCGTAAACAAGATTGTACCTGTTTACGAGCCATTCAATCGCAAAGTCTTTTGTTATGAAATCGAGGTGATGTAATGGGGATCAATGTCACGATTGATTTGAGCGGAGCTACCAAGAAAGTATCGCAAGCGTCGGAACGTAAAGCAAGGTTAGAGATTGCTGACCAAATCTTATCAGATATGGAACCGTATGTTCCGTTATTGAATGACCCGCTACGCACTAGCGGTCATGTGGCAGGCGACGGCTCTAAGATTATCTATAACACACCATACGCACGCGCTCAGTTTTACGGTGGTGCTTATAACAAGTACCGCAGTTTTAGCTTTAGCAAGTATACAACCCCTGGAACCGGGAAGCGCTGGGACCTAAAGGCATCAGCAAACCACGGGAACAAGTGGGCAGAAGTCGGATTGAGAGCAATGGGGTTTAATAAATGAAAAGTAACAATGATTTTAACGTTGTTTTGCGCGATTTCATCAATACCCTCGGTCTACCGCTTTCTTGTGAGCTAGACTTTCTAAGCGAGCTTGATTCTTTGGTTTTATATCCACTTCCAGGCGGTAAGATTGAGCGTGTATACATGGACGGCTCTAGGGACGTTACTCTAATCTTCGAAATCGCAGTAAAGGTCAAAGATCAATCAACAGCGAGTGAGTGTCTTTGGGAAATCAACAAAGCACTATCCGAGTTTGATCTAGTCTTACCAAGTCAAAACAACTCATATATTTTTAATAGCTTAACTACAACCCAGCCATCTCTAAACGAACGGGACGAGCAGGGTTTTTATATTTATCTGCAGGATATCACTGCAAACCTAACAATTCTAAACACGAAAGGTAATTAATAAATGGTACGTAACAAGAACGCCCTACGCGGGCATTTTATCGCACAAGTAACTGATCCAAAGACTGAGCCAGATAAATCTGCTTACTTGGAAATAGCTAAATGGATCACGGACGTAGATGATGACACAGATGAAACCACGACATCTACTGCCTACTACGACGGTGATGGCACTGAAGAAACCACTGTAACCGGTGTCAAAGAAGCATATTCGTTCAAAGGAACCTATGACGGCGAAGACCCAGCTATGAAGTATATTGCTAGCCTGAAACGCAAGACTGCCAACGACCGGATTGTATGGCACAAAATTGTAGACTCTGACGGCAAGAACCAGCACGTCGGTATTGCTACCGTTACTGGTATCAAGGCCGGGTCTGGGCCCGCTGCAGAATACGAAGCGTTTGAATGCAAGATCTCGTATAACTCTATTCCAAAGACTTCAGCAGTCGTATGATAATGTGAAGCGTCTCTATTGAGGCGCTCTTTTTTGTGCATAAAGGAGGAAAAATCATGTCTATTTCAATCGAACTAAAACGTAATTACATCCCTATCAAAATCGGAGAAATTGAACTCAAATTTGATACATCACTAGAAAATATCTCACGCCTCGCAACGCTCCAGGAAGATATCTCAGAACGCTTTAACAAGTACCAGTTAGAGCTGATTGAGCGCTCCAATAACGGAGAGTTCGACGACCTCAAAGAGGGAGTCATTAACAAGCGAGTCATTGACGAAGCCTTTGAGATGCAAAAGAAAATGACGGAGATTAAATATGATGTGCTATTCGGTGATGGTACCTTTGCTAAACTCTATGAACGTTATCCAGACCTTGATTCTTTGGATCATGCATTTGATGAGGTAGATACCTTGCTGGGTGCTGAGCTTGACCGTCTAGGCCAAGAACGGGCCAAGGCATCGGGTGCGGTTGCTGAGTCCTTTGTTAAAAAAGCAAAAGTGAAAAAGACAAAAAAGACCAGCAAAAAATAACAAGGAGGATCGCTCATGAAACTAAATGAGCCTATAGAGAACTCCTTTGAATTGAACGGGCGCACCTATGAAGTGGACTGCTCCTTTGATCTGGTGCTGGACGTATTCGAGATGTTTGACAATGAAGTTATGAACAATCTCGAGAAGATGCGTACAGCGATTTTAATGATGACGGACGAAGCCTTGGATGACCCAGAGGATATCGTTGCTGTGTGGGAATATATCAATGAGCATTTTTTGAGGACAAAAAAAGAGCGCGTGGTCTATGACCTACACGGAAACCCTATGCCAGTAGCCAAGGACGAAGATGAGGATGTTCGTTTGATTGACTTTGAAGTAGACGCACAAGAGATATACGCTAGCTTTGTGCAAGCGTACAACATCAACCTCTTTGAAGCACAAGGCCGGCTAACATGGCCCGAGTTTATCGCACTACTTAACGGTATGCCGGAGGGAACGGCTGTATCTCAATTGGTAGAGATACGGTCATGGAAACCCTCGAAGCATGATAGTAGCGAGTATAAATCGAAAATGCGCCGGTTACAAAACAAATACAGATTAGACGGAAAGGAGGGAGATGAATAATGGCAGATGGAAAAATAGTAATTGACGTCCAGGTTAACGGCAAGAAGCTCTCAGAGTTATCAAGCGCCTTGAAGCGGTTAGAATCAGAAGCCCGAAGATCGGGCCAAGGTGTCAAGAGCGCTGGAGACGGTATCCAGGCTACTGGCGACAAGGCTTTAAAAGCCGGACAGGGTTTTAAACGTGCTGGCGACCGTATGGCCGAGGGTGCGAAGCTATCCGAAACCTCAAGCAATGGCTTTCGTCGTGCTGGTGAGAAGATCAAAGAAAGCTCTGATTTAGCTGGGCGCTCTGGTTCTGGTTTTAAACAAGCCGGGGAGAAAGTAAAAGAAAGCTCAGATCTAGCTCAACGGTCGGGTGATGGCTTTAAACAAGCGGCAGAAAAAGTAAAGTCGTCTGGAAACGAAGCTAAAACAGGCGGAGAGGGCTTTAAGTCAGCAAGTTTTAAAATCAAAGAAGCCGGGGCGCTCTCTAAGTCTGGCGGTGATGCTTTCAAGCAGGCAGCCGAGAAAGTTAAGGAAGCTGGCACAATCAGCAAAACCGGTGGTAATGGTTTTAAGGTAAGCGCGGATCTAGTCCATAAAGCTGGACAGGTTGCATCTCAAAGCGGTGGTGGTTTTGTCAAACTGAAAGACATCATCAAAACCACGGGCGATCAAGCAGAAAAGAGTGCGTCAAAATTTGACAAAATCAAAGACGCAATCAAGAACTTCTCTGTCGGGGCGGTAGCGTTTAAAGCTGTAAGCTCTGCAATGAACCTTGTGAGCCAGTCAATGGATAAGGCTATTGACCGCTTTGATACCTTGCAACGGTTCCCGAAAGTTATGAAGTCGCTGGGGCACTCATCAAAAGATGTAGCATCATCTACCAAGCTACTTGCCGAGGGTATCGAGGGCCTACCAACTTCTCTTGATACGGTCGTAGCTACGACTCAAAAGCTAACCTCAATGACTGGTAACCTTAAACAGTCTACGAAGTTAACAATCGCCCTAAATAATGCCTTTCTTGCCTCTGGTGCATCTACTGAAGAAGCGAGCCGTGGTTTAACGCAGTATACTCAGATGTTATCATCTGGTAAGGTTGACTTGCAATCTTGGAAGACTTTGCAGGAAACCATGTCTTACGCCTTGCAGAAGACAGCAGAATCTTTTGGTTATGCTGGGGCATCGGCACAGAATGATCTCTACAAGGCTTTGCAAGATGGCAAGATAACTTTTAGTGATTTTAGTAAGCGTCTGATTGAGCTTAATAAAGGAGTTAACGGCTTTGCTGAGATGGCGAAGAAAAACTCTGAGGGTATCAAGACATCATTTAATAATATTGTCTTGGCCGTAGCAAAAGGTATCGCAAATGTCATTACTGAGTTTGACAATTTGAGCAAGGCTGTCACTGGTAAGAGTATTGCCAAACACTTGGATAGTATCAAAGAAGCAATTAATAACACCTTTAACATTATTATTAATGTCATTCGTGGTGCCACTCCAATTGTTAAGGGACTAGTTAGTGTATTAGGCTTTCTCAAGCCTGTTCTAGACCCGCTTATCTCAATCTTCGCTGGTGTCGCAGGAGCAGTCTTGCTCTTTAAAGGGGCGATGCTGGGGCTATCAATTATCAAGGGTATCGGTAGCTTAATTGGTACGCTTATCACTTCCCTGGTATCTCTAACCAGTACCTCACTTGTAGCAACGGGAGCTACTACTGGCCTTGCTGGGGCTTTGGCAGCTCTATCGTCCGGTGGAGTCTTTATCGTCGTCGGTGCTATCGCTGGGCTGGTGTCATGGTTGACGCAAGAAAGCGAAGAAACCAAAAAGGCGAAAGAGAAAGCAAAAGAATTCCAGCAATCCCTCGATGATCTACATGAAAGCATCAACAAAGGCAATGAAGCCTATAAAGATCGCAGAAACGAGATCCAAGCCACAGCAGAGGACAACGAGCGACTAGTCAAGAAGATTGACGAACTGAACGCGGTCGAAAACAAGACGGCAGCTCAGAAGAAAGAGCTTGCGTCAGCAGCAGAAACCCTTAACTCACGTATTGAGGGCTTGAATATCCAGTACGATAAAGCCACAGGCACAATCAACATGACAACGGACGCGATCCGTAAGCAGATTGAAATTGCCAAGGCATCGGCTGAGATTGAGGCTGCCAACGAGAAGATGGTAGAAAACGCTAAGAAGCGCCTCGAAATCAAGGACAAGATGAAGGAACTCGAGAAAGAGTACCAGAACGTTGTCGATAAAACCAATAAATTAGAGGAAGATGGCTTTGCTTCGTCGACAATACGCGAAGGTGTCAAGACAGAAGCCAAGAAGAAATACAACGAAGAAGTCAAGAAGCTCCAGGACGACATCAAAAAAACTGAGGATTCTGACAACGAATTAACGAATACAATCGTTAAGAATAACGAAACAAAGGCCAAATCTACAGAAGATGCGTCTGGTCGTATGATCTATAACATGCAGACCATGAACGAGGCTCAGAAGAAAGCTGTAGAGATGATGCAACAAGAGTTTGCTAATCTTAAAGGTGAAGTTCAGAACGCTTTCCAAGCTATCGAACAACAGACAGCTTTATCTGCGGATCAAATGACTGCTAACTTGCAGAAGAACATCGACGCGGTTGATAAGTGGTCGCAGAACCTCGAAACACTCGCTAAACGCGGGCTTGACCAAGGTCTTATCGAGCAAATGCGCCAAGCTGGCCCTAAAATGGCCAACCAAACGCAGGCCCTTGTAGATGCGTCCGATGAACAACTTGGACGACTAAATGGCAAGTGGACCGAGGCGGGAGATAAAGCCAAGGAAGGCTTCCTCCGTGGTATCCGTGCAACGGGTCAAGAGTTACCGCCTGAAATCGAGAGCATGGTAACTGCTATCGGCGATGAGTTTCGAAGCGCACTCGCTGATGCAGGCTTCGAAGTCAAAGGTCGTGAAGTACCTCAGAAAATTAGTGAGGGTATGCGGTCTGGTAAAGGTGACGTCCAACAGGCAGCCTCAGAAGTCACAGAGGCATCTAAGCAAGCCTTTAACAACTTGCCAACGGAAGCTAAATATAGCGGATCACAGGTAAGCGGTCAGTATGCTCAAGGTATGACTGATAACCAAGGCGCTGTACAGGGCGCGAGTGAAGGCCTCAAGGGTGCAGCACTTGGAGCGCTGGCCAGCCTCTTTGGTGAGGGGCAAGTAAAAGGTGCTGAACTTGGTGCCGGTGTCGGAGATGGTGTATTGAGCCGGTCTGATGTTGTACAAGGTGCAGCGAACACCCTCAAATCAAATGCTACCGCTACAATGGCTGGCATGTCAGCAGATGGGCAGGCTAAAGGTTCAGAATTTGGCTCTGGTATTGCAATTGGTATCGGTGTAGGTCAGCAGGTAGCGGTTGGTGCCGCCTCATTGATGAACGTTGCTATTGCTGCTCAGTTCCTCACTATGTCAATGAACGGGCAACAGTACGGTTCACAATTTGGGTCTGGCATGGGGTCTGGTATCACATCATCACAAGGCATCGCTACTGGTGCTTCAAATGCGATGAAGCAGATGATTAATACATCTGTTAGATCGCTAGGCCACGATGGTAGAAATGCCGGTTCACAATTCGGTACGGGTGTTACTAGTGGTGTAGCAAGTCATAACGGAGCAGTGTTTAACGCGTCAAGCAACCTTAAAGCCTCGGCGCATAACGGTATGTCTGGTGGATATAACGGTGGGTATAATGCCGGTATGTCCATTGGCGAAGGTATGATGAGTGGTATCTACGCTATGGCTGGAGCGGTTGCATCTGCAGCGGCCAGCATCGCAAGTAGCGCGGTTGCAGCAGCTCGAAGCACCTTGCGGATCAACTCGCCATCTAAGGTATTTAGAGATCAAGTCGGTCGTGCTATTCCAGAAGGTATGGCAGTAGGTATTGAGAAGTACGGCTACTATGTTGATGATTCCATGACTGACCTTGCGAATAAAACCGTAGAGTCTGGCAAGAAATACACGGACGGCTTTGGCTTTAACTTACCAGGGCGCGGTGATCTTGTAAGCGGTCTGACTGATACACTAGCTACGCGCTTTGGATATGCAGGCGGTGGAAGCTCAAGCTCAAACGTAACCAACAACTACACACTTAACGCAAACGGCACAGCTAATGATAATTTCTTCAGCCCCGAAAATATGCGCAGGCTCTTGCGTGAGCTTGCTTACTATACAAATTTGGAAGGAGGTAGAATGGCATAATGGGAAGTTTTACATTTAACGGAGTATCAAGTACTACTCACGGTCTACGAGTGACCAGCGACTATATTATTAGTTCGACTGGGAGCGACGTGGAAACAGTATCGGTCCCTGGACGCGATGGCGATCTATTGATCTCAAAGAACCGGCTCAAGTCGGTGACTATCGAACTGCCTTGTACCATCCTTTCTAGTCGCAAACTCACGGACGCAGAAAGTGATATTAGCAACTGGCTAAACGTAGATGGCTATAAAGATTTGACCCTATCCTGGGATCCAGATTTTATCTACCGGTCAGCTTTTATCGAAACTTTCGAAGTTTCTAGCCTTATGCGACAGTTTGGGAAAGTCAAGCTGAACTTCTTGACCTATCCAGTCAAGTTTTATAAACAGGGGCGCACTACTCAAAAGCTAACAAACGGAGTCGCTATCAATGGTCTGGGCAATGTCAACGCAAAGCCTATCATCACGCTTGTCGGATCGGGTGACTGTACACTTACGATTAACGGACGCAAGACCAAGTTAAAGGCCGTACAAAATAAGATCACGCTGGATATGCAAGCTAACCAGGTATTCTCTGGTAACTTGCAAGCATGGGACAAGGTGGTTCGTTCCCCTCAATTCCAGATGCCTTACTTAGATTATGGCAGGAACTTGATAAGCTGGGACGGTAACTTTGAAGTGTTTATTATTCCAAATTGGGGGGTCAAATTATGAGACCTATACTTTATAACGCAAACGAAACAGCGTTTGAAACCTACGGTTTGGGAGAGATTGACGCAACAAAAGCACAAGTCACACGGGAACGAAATGGGAATTATACTCTTTATATCGAGTACCCGGCTAGTGGCCCGCTTGCTGGTACGTTTAAAAACGATATGCGGATCAAGTCTGATGCTGGTTTAAGAACCAAAAATCAGACTTTCTTTATTTCCCGTATTCTCAAAGACAGCACAGGCATTTTAAAAGTCTATGCCAAACATATCAGCCATTTGACCGAAAAGATGGCTATTAGGAATAATACCAACGCTACAGGGACAGCCCAGGCAGCTTTGGCTATCTGGGCTTTAAATGCCCTGGGTGGCATTCGGTTCGATACATGGTCCGATATTGATCTAACCTCAAAAACAAGCTGGAATATCGCAGACTTTAAGACTGCGCGTGATGTGCTTGGTGGTGTTGCTGGTTCAATCCTTGATGTTTGGGGTGGTGAGTATGAGTTTGACAATACCACTATTAGACTCCATAAACAACTCGGACGCAGAAGCCCAATTGTTTTGGAATATGGTCGCAATATCCTGCGCGCAGAAGACGACCAAGACATCGAGGGTGCTTATACCAGCGTCTATCCTTATGCGACATACACCCCAGAGAATCAAGGAACTGGTGAGGGTGGGGCGACTAGTCAACAAGTAACAGTTGAACTACCCGAGAAATATGTAGACGGCCCTTATATTGGATTGTATAACGAGCGCCGGGTTTTGATTGTAGACTTCTCCTCAAACTTTAAGGACAAGGAAGTTCCAACGATTGACAAGTTACGCAGACTTGCCAAAGAATACGCAATTAATAACCGTCTAGGACTCCCCAAAATCAATACTAAAATCGAGTATGTAGACTTATCAAAAACGCTTGATTATAAACTAACTCAGATTTTAGAAGAAGCTGAACTTTGCGACATCGTCCCTGTCTATTATCCTCAGATCGGGCTTACTAGTGAAGATGCCAAACTGACAACTATTGTCTATGATGTACTGCTAGAGCAGAATGACAGTGTCGAGGTCGGAGTTATCGGTGATGGCTTTAAATCATCAATGACCAGCAACCTATCTGGTAAGATTGACGACCTGGCCAGCAACCAGCAACGACTGGTAAATACCTTGCCAGATTATCTCTTAAATGCTCAAGGGAATAAAGTCTGGTACAATCGCCCGGATAACAACGAGCATAAAATTGGCGACATCTGGTTTGAAAAGAACGGTCTCTATGACCGTATGTATGTCTGGAACGGCTCTCAGTGGGAGAAACGGATCGACACAGAGGATATTGACAAGGTCAAGAAAGAGGTTGATAAGCAAATCTCAGACGCTCAAACCTCAACGAATCAAGCAATCGCGCAAGCGAACGCAAAGGCAGAAGAAGCTCTAAAGAAAGCTGGCACGTTGCCAGACACTAGCAGGCTATCTGACCAGATCAAGCAACAGATTCTTAACAGTCCAGATTTGCAGAATAAAGTAACCGAGGGAGTCAAGAGCGTTGACGGTGACACTATCTATAGTAAGATTGTGTCCAAAGTTTCCCAGCAGTTTGCAACCAGAGGCGAATTTGAAAGCATTGACCGTGTGCAAAATGACATGGGTCGAGATTTAATTGGTCTATCTAAGCGGATTGCAACTCAAACGCTCGAATTCAACAAACTCACAGAGTCGAACAAAATTTATGAGCGTATTCTTGGTAAATCGGAAACCGAAGCCCCGGACAAGCTCTCACGGCTTGTCATGTCGAGCGAGATATTCCAGACAGAGGTCGGGAAGTATTCGACTAGTGGTGGACCGAATATGCTCCGAAATTCCCGCGCTGATGACGGCTTGAAATATTGGACTGAAGCTAATGGACGGTTGACCTTCACAGCTCACAATTTTTACCTAAACGGTCAGAAGCGAATGTTTTCTCTGAGACCAGGGGCATTTGTCCACAGTCCGCGATTTATCATCAAACAAAATACAAATTATATGCTTAATTTGATAGCTTTTGATGCTAACACATCACGCTTTAAAATTGCATTCTGTAAGCGTAGAAAAGGATCGACGAATGACTTCGACGAAATGCAAATAATCTTTGACAAGACTGGTTCTCCTGCATTTAACTCAGACAGAGCCGTCAAGAAGTCATTTAGCTTTAACACAGGGGCATTTGACGAGGGATACTTGCTATTTAATTATCAAGGCAACCCAACTGGTTGGTCTGGTCTATTTATGACCGAGTTGGACTTTTACGAAGGTTCAGCAGATCGCTTATGGCAGCCGAGCCCGGACGACAGCGTGGAGCCGATTGAAGCAGTACGGACTCAAGTCACGCAGCTTGCTGACTCTTGGTCAGTTAAGAACCTCAACAGCAACGGTGATGTACTTAACTCAATCAACTTACTTGCAAACGGCACAAATCGGATTGATGGACGGTTAACACATATCACAGGTCAGACTGTTATTGACAACGCGGTTATAGAAGACGGTATGATCGCTAACGTATCCGCTAACAAAGTAACCGCTGGGACTATTGACGCTCGCGAAGTAAACCTAATAAATCTAAACGCTAAAAGTGTTACATCTGGAACATTTAAAGGTTTAACTTTCGAAGGTGGTATTATTCGCGGAAATAACGGAAATACGGTTATTGATTTAAACAGCAATGTCACAACGTACAATGGCACGGCCAAAATTGAGTTTAAATCCGCTTATAACTCTTTAGAGTTCAATTCCGGAGGAAGAAAGGCATTTTTAGCACCTACAATTTCAAACGGGACTAATAACGCGGCTTTTGCTCTCGGAGTAAACGATCGCGGCGAAGGCAATCCGAATAGAGATTTCGTTGGTATTAAAATCTTTAACCAGTACAACTCACGACAACTTGAATTGGTTGGAGACGTGGTATTTACAGGATATTATCAAAACGGAGTTAGTTCGCGGTCTCTTAGCCAAATTTTGAATCTTTTTAAACTTATAGATGATAACTTTAATAAATTGGTTGAATTTCGTAAACAATACGGAGAGGGAGCGCCCGGATTGTACCCTATCAGAATATAAACGAGGTAAGAATGAACACAGTAGACAAAATCGTAGATAATATCGCAAAAAAACTCACAAGCGCGAACGTAGAGGCAGCGAATTACAAGGCATTTTACGAGGAAGCAAACGATGAATACAGACGCGTTAATGAGCTATTGAGCAAGTTTAACGCCGTTTTGGATAGCGATCAAGCACTTAAGGACCTCTTCGATGAGGCCTCTCAAAAATTAGAAGGACAAGAGGATAAATAAAATGGAATTTAAAATCATTAACAAGTATCTACAAGAGGAAGGACGTACATTTGTATCAATCCGGTCAGCTAACCCTTACACAGCTTTTGAACGCGTTTTGATTGGTGATCGTACCAGCGAATCAGATGAAGTGCTGATCCAGGCCGTACTTGGTCAAGTCGTGACCGAATTGAACCCGGCCGAGGGTGTGAAGAAATTACAAGAAGACTTGCACGTACAGGCTCAAGAATACGAGGCTAAACTTGCCAAGAAAGACGAAGAGATCCAAAAGGTAAAAGACGTGGCAGAATGGAGCGTACTCGCTCGTGTGACCGACGTTGACCACCCGCTCGATCCTACAGTATTCAAGCGTGGCCTTGAGTTAGTGGATCTTGGGAAAGTTGGCACAACATATCCAGCACAAGCGATCTTTGCACTTGAGGACCCTATCCACGTTGAAAAATTCAGCGAAGGCAAGCGCGTGATGGTCCAAGTGACTGAACCATTTACTTACCAAGGCGAAACACTTGAGCAATTGGAAGCATTGCACCAAAACGGGAAGATTGGCATTTGGAAATGGACTGAGCCAAAACATGACGAGCCAAAACCAGCGGGAGAGCTTGAAACTCAGCCCGTCCAGTAAGCTAGTTGTTAAATAGGGGGTGATGAAATTGGACCTATTAACACTGGTTGACAAGTTGACTCCCGTTTTAGTCGTTATCATTCCCAGTTACTTTTCATTCAAAAGTACTAAAACTTCCAAAGAAGCTGACAAACGCCTTGAGGGTCTATCTAATAAGATAGACACCCTCGAGAAGTCAGTAGGAAGCGTGGAAGATATCGGGAAAGATAACCAGCGGAATTTAACGATTATCGGGAAAGGCTTACAGCGACTCCAGCGTTTTCGATTGCAGGAGAACTTAAAAAACGCGCTCAAGCGTGGACACACGAATCAGCACGAGCTTGAAGAGTTGTCGAAACTATACGAGAGTTACGTAGAATTGGGCGGAAACGGAGCTATTAAAGTGCTTTTTGAGCGCTTTTTGGAATTAGAAATTAAAGAGGAAAAATAACATGGATCAAATTACAGGCATTATTACTTCATCAGCAATGAGCATTTTAGTTGTATTGACTGGGATCGTGGTTCAAGCAATTAAAAAATACTTGCTTATGCGCGGTGGTAAGAAAGCAATCGAGATCGTTGAGATCTTGGCAAAGAACGCGGTCAACGCTACAGAGCAGGTTGCGGACAAGTTGGATATCCACGGAAAAGACAAACTAGAGCACGCTAAAACGAGCTTGATCGAGGGCCTTGAATCTCAAAATATCCACTTGACGAATGAAGAGCTCAATACCTTTATTGAAGCAGCAGTCAAAAAAGCTAACGACGAATGGAAGAAATAGGAGATAAGCAATGAGTGTACAACAATCTATCGTTAACGGCTTTATTAGTCGTCGCGGGCTGATTACCTATTCAATGCTCGGAAGCCGTAACGGGGCAGATGGCACGGGTGACTGCTCCGGTATCATGTCGCAAGTTTTAAAAGAAGCCGGAATCAATATCATCGGCTTACCATCAACGGTAACTCTTGGCCAGCAACTCGCAAACAACGGCTTTTACCGTGTGAGTATCAATCAAGACTGGGACGCACAACCAGCCGATATTATTCTTATGAGCTGGGGTGCTGATATGTCAAGTTCTGGCGGTGCTGGAGGCCACGTCGGAGCGATGATTGACGATACATACTTCATTTCTTGCGACTACTCAACACAAGGCGCGACAGGTCAGGCTATTAATACCTATCCTTGGAACGACTATTACGGCTGGAATAAACCGAACTATATCGAGGTTTGGCGATATGCTGACACAGCACCACAGACCAACAACCAAGCAAGCACGGCCGTACAGCCAAAGGACAAGGCCTATTACCAAGCGAACGAGGTTAAGTATATCCATGGTATCTGGCAGATCAAGTGCGACTATCTCGCGCCGGTTGGTTTTGATTGGCTCGAGAACGGGATCCCGGTATCAATGGTAAACTGGGTTGATAAAGACGGGAACAACTTGCCAGACGGTGCGGACAAAGACTTTAAAGCTGGTATGTACTTTAGCTTTGAACTTGATGAAGCCCATATCGCAGACACAGGCAAGGGTGGTTATTATGGTGGCTACTACTGGCGCTTGTTTGAGTTTGGGCAATTCGGCCCGGTTTGGTTGTCATGCTGGGACAAAGACGATCTAGTGAATTACTACGAATGAGGGGTGATTGAATGAATCGCTCGAACTGTACCAATTTAAAGCAGTTTGAGGGCGGTCGAGTCGTCAAGCAGGGCGACTCGGCTTCCCTTTTTGGTTTTGCAATGTACGACGAGAACTGGGTCCCGATCGACCTTGACGGGCAACAAGCTACAATCCACTTTGTGAGCAGAAAAGGCAAAGCGTCCTTTTCGACAACTGTCCAAGGCTCAAAGGTATCGTTTAAAATTCCTAAAGTCTTACCAGTCGAGAACTATCTCGTTGAGGTTGATTGTGCTGGATATGTATTTCCCAGTGACCAGAGCGTCAGAGTTGACGTGGTCCAGTCAGCGGAAGAGTATACCAGCGAGCAAGTCTTGGATCTTGTAAAAAACAACGTCAAGGAAGAAATCGACAAGTATATCTCAGCGCACCCGAACGGGCCACAGTCGGAAGAACTCCCTGACCTTACCGTACTATACAATCTAGCTAAAATTTAATAAGAGGAATAAAAAATGACTTTAAATACTGAAAAATTAACATCATTTGCTCAAGCTGTCGGTAGCGACATCAAGGAAATTAAAACCACACTTGCAAGCAAAGCTGACAAGTCAGAACTTGGACAAGCTGGAATCACACAACAACAACTAGACACGGCTATCGCTGGTGTCAAGACTGCCATTTTAGGCGATGGAGTACCAGAAGAATTAGATACTCTCAAAGAGATCGCTGACCGTATCGCAAATGGTGCAGGATCAGCAGACCAAGCTATTGTGTCTAAAATGACAGAGCTTGGCCAAAAATTCACTGACCTTGAAAATACTGACTTCGTACAAATCTATACAACGGCTAAAAATACCCTCTAAGGAGGTGCTGAATGGATAAATTAAAGAAAGCTATAGAATCCATTGGTCGTGATATTGGGACGCTTCAAGCTAATCAAGGCGGAGCTTTGCAAACTTTCAAAGCTTACGAGTTGTTTCCAACGTATGCCACGTTACAAGCGCAGATGACCACGAATATCAAGGAGAAGCACGTAGACCTCGGTCTGGACGCTCTCATCGATACAAAATTGCAAAACGGTGGCGATCCGTTTGTCACACGCTCGAAATTGCCAACGATTGACACTACACAACTTGCAAGCAAGAATGACTTAGAAGAGCTGAAACGCTCGGTCGGTTCTGGTGGTGGTGGATCTGGTGAATTGAAAGGCCAAGGCTTCCCGTATGCTCTCAACGCTGACATCGGTACAATTTATACTGATACCACGGCTAAGAATGGGGCGGTGAAGTGGATCAAGAAAACTGCTGGAACTGGCTCTAATGCTTGGTCTGTATTGTTTGGCGATGTCAAACACAAGCCAAGAATTTCATCGAGCCAAAACAATGCATATGTCGAGTTTAGACGTATAAACTCCACGGTAGAGGTCGGCTTCGGTGGTCTATCGTGGGGCTGGTTTGGTATCGTGAGACGAGGTGCGCCCAGCTACGTTCCTCAAGGGTCAGACCGTGAGCGAAACGTGGTGATCTTAAACGTCGGCGGTATACCCGTCGGTTTTCGTGCAACCAGCTCAAAACTTGGTATTATGACTAATGACAAGGGCAAACGCCTTGGCACTTTCTATCTGGGTGGGCCGGGTGACGGCAACCAGCTACGCTTACAATTCGATGATCCAGTACCAACAGATCGTGATATCGGAGACTTGCGCTTTACTGATATGTCATATATCACAGACGACCCGTGGCCAGAGACTCTATAATCATATATAAGACACACAAACCCCCCTCTTTTTGAGGGGGCTTTTTTTGTGTTTATAACAGCAATTATCGAGATTGTCTATTATAACGGCAATTATGCTGTCATTTACTTGAAAAAAACGACCAACAGTGCTATAATAATTGTACACGGATTTTGAACAATCTACTGAATAACCAAGTGTAGATGGGGTGACACCTTGCTTGGAGTGCGTACATAATTCCCGTTACGCTCTCCGTGAGATATTGCGGAGGGATAAGTAATTCTCTTTTGAGTAATTGAAAGAGATCATGAAGTGTAAGAAGATTGAGGGTGTATGCAGTATAGAGGTTGTGCGTAATTAGACCATTATCAGACGGTGGCGGTGACAATAGACGCTTTCGGTGAAAGAATAATCTGGGTAGGCCTTGCGTAGCGGTAAGAACCGAACCAGAAATGCTAAATTAAACCGTTTTGCACTTGAGGTCGAGGGATCGGCCAATAACACCAAAGATAAGTACAAGTAGCCCAAAATGTGCAGATAAAACATTGGAAATGTTTATGCTTAAATTTTATTTCTGAATGTCGGGTGAAAGTTGGACGTAACCAGTCGTGCCTAGTCATTTAATCGCTACGGAAGTTATAGGGTCGCTCCTTATGGCTCAGACCGTGGTAGGCTATCGGTCAATAAATTGCGTACAATCGAAGTAGAGCGAAGGCTCATTTAGTTGATTGTTTAAAGTTCGTGTCCTTGCATTTTGCAAGGTTTTTTTATTTTTATCCGAGTGACAAATTTACTTTCTTTGTTTGAAAATAGCGTAACTAAATTTATCAAATTTTCCAGCGGATAACTATCTTGTCAGATGTGACTTGCACCTTGTCAATTAACTCTCTGACAATAACTTTCTGGTTATCGTAGGACATATCAAACACGCTACTAGCATCTAATAGCTTTTCTATCTTTTTTCTTTGGCCTGCTTGCTTATCAGTCGAGGCTTTTTTTATTTCCTCTTCCAGGGCGGTTCTTTGCTTGATAAAATCTGAAGACTTGCTTCTTAATTCGTCCAGCGTGATCCTATCGTCCAAGTATAGGTCGTTTAGCTTACTTAGTTTGAGTGTTAGGCTATCTATCTGCTTTTGGATTGCCTGCCTGTCGACTGCCGGGCTTGTATCGTCCGAAAATAATTCTTGTATCTTCTCTGGGTCGTTTTGTAACTGAGAAATGCGAGTTAGAACATAATGCTCTAACAATTCCATATCATAGTATCCGGAATCGCACTTTTTGTTGTCATTGTAGACCGTGACACCTTTTGTCTTTCTAGGGTGTCTTTGGTAGCACTCGTATCTTTTAAATCGTGTGCCGTCCTTTCGCTTTTGGCCTAAAATGACTTTAAGGGGCGCGTGGCAGTATCCGCATTGAGCCAGTCCGGATAGCATATATTTAGCCTGGAATGGTCGAGGGTTCGACAGTTCTTTGGCTGTCTGCTGCCGTTTGGCCAGCTCTCTTTGTGCCTGCTCAAAATCATCTAGCGAGATTATAGCCTTGTGTGCGCCTTGGAATGTTTGGCCTTTGTATTGATTGAGGCCACAATATACAGGATTGGCTAGTATTCCTCTGATTGTGCGATAGCTCCAAGCTGGTTGTTTGGGGTATTCCCCGTTTATCTTGTCTCTTAATTTAGTGATAGACATACCGGCCAAGTAAGAAGTAAATATTTCTTTAACTGCCAGCGCTTCATACTCGTTAACAGTCATTGACCCCGTTTCTTTGTTGTAGTTGTACCCGTATGAGGTTTTAGCCCACATCATGGACTTGCCAGCTTTGGCACGGCCTAGCTTGCCTAGTTGCATACGCTCTTTTATTTGCTCCCTCTCTAGTTGAGCAAACACGGACAATAAACCTATAACGGCCCGTCCAAAGGGTGTAGAAGTGTCGAAGTTTTCCAGCAGGCTTACGAACTCAATATTATTTTTTAAAAATATATCCTCGATCAAGTATAGAGTGTCCTTTTGGCTACGACTCAAGCGGTCCAGCTTATATACTAGTACTGTGTCAAATAGCTTGCTCTGGGCATCTTTTATCAGTTGTTCAAGCGCTGGGCGCTCGGTTGTAGAGCCAGAGAAGCCTCCGTCTGTATATACTTTGTAAACGTGCCAGTCTTTTATATCGCAGTAGCTTTCCAGCTTTGCTTTCTGCTCTTCTATCGAGTACCCCTCTTCTAACTGGGCAGTGGTTGAAACTCTAATATAAACAGCAACTTTTTGCATATCATTTTCCCCAGCGACTTTCAATGAGTTCCTTACGGTGGACTTTATTATGTTCAGACGGTGTAAGTACTTCAAGATTCTCTAAGCGATTATCTTGCTTATTTCTATTTTTGTGATGTACAATTTCATCTTTTTTTAGATATCGTCCTAGATGTCGTTCCATAACGAGTCTATGCTCATAAACATAGCCTAGCCTTGCTTTAGGGTGTTCTGGACAACGAACCATATAATAACCATTCTGAACTATTCTACCACCTTTCCAATTTCCGTGGTTTTCGCCCGACCCAAAGACAGTTTTGGCAGCCATAGGGTCAAGTTTCTTAATTCTGTATTTTTCAAATCTCCTAGAAATAACAGTACGTGTAACGTCAAATTCTGTTGCTATCTTATTAAGACTTTTATTTTCTTTGTAGTACATGGTTTCTAGTTTTGCTTTCAGTTCATTCTCGGTTAGTCCTAATTTATATTCTAAGGAGTTTAACTTGTTGACATCTCTTGTCTTAATCCCAAGAGCTTTCATCCATTTTCTAAGAGTTATAGGAGACTTAATGCCAAGCTCTTGACAGCATTCTTCAAGAGTGAGTTCTTGGGTATAGTACAGATGTTCTATAACTTCTTTTGTTGGTCTATCAATTTTTTTCATTTTTTACTCCATTCTGTGGTAAAATAGAGTATAGTAAAACAATCTAAAAATTAGGTGTTTTGCTATACAACTGACTGCCTCACGCTCAGACTCGCCAAAGTTTGAGAGCGTGGGGCTTTTTTTATTTATCCAAAACCATTTTACCGTTTTGCTCTTGCGCAATAACTTTCGCATTAGCATCTAAAACGATAAGGTTTGGAGCTTTAAAGTTTGGGTCATACTGTCTAAGCTCATTCTCTCCAGACTGTTTTATTTTAAGCATACCGTCAACCATAGGTTGAGCCTGTTTAATCTGTGCATCGGTTAGGGCGTCTGAAATAGTGATTGCTATATCTTTCTCAGTTGAATTAACAGACGCTTTAGGATCAACTCCATGTACCCATGCTTTAAAATTTTCCACAAAAACATCATAAGCAGAACGTCCTTGTAAAACATCACTAGAAGAAGTTGAAGAAGTCGATACTTTACTTGATGATGAGACTTGCTCGGTTGATTCTTCTGATCTTTGATCTGTTGCAGATTCTTGCTGACTGCACCCAGCTATTAAGAGTGTGAGTGCTGCAATTGCCATAAATGTTACCTTTTTCATTTTTACCTCCCAGGCTATCCAACTAGCCTATAAAATTCATCAATGACCATTAATTCATCTGTCACTGATTTTAGTTTGTGCCGTTCCATAAAATTTAAGTAATTAAAATCTTCCTTGTCTACTCTTTCCAGCTCCTCTCTCAATAGCGCGTGTATCATGGCCCTATTAGCCT